TTTCTCCACAATTTCCACAGGATTCCCATAGGTACGGTCCTGTCTCGCCCGCCCACCCTGGGGAAAATCGCCAAATCCATTGCCGCGCAAGGGCTTTCAGCTGTTGCAAATCGTTCGCAATAGGCCTATTCGGGGGGATTTCCACAGTTTCCACAAGCCCCCCGTGTGTTGAAACCCTGACATTCCACAGGTATTCCACAGCAAACACCCGGCACTCTTTTTTTTTCCTACCGGTTGTGGAAAAATGTGACCCCGGCGAGACCGGTCAGAAATTTCAAATTCCTTTTTTGACCCCTATAGGGCCGCTGCTACACAAAAAAACACATAAATAAAAAAAGATGGCCTTTTACGGACCATCGGATGCAAATAAAAAAGCTAAAAAATTATATTTTTCCTAAATCAGCCCTCACGCAAGCCTTGGCTGGCCTTATATCGCGCTACGGCAGCAAATGCTTTCTCGGCGGACTCTAAATCGGGCAGTTCATAAGCCAATTGCATCTTGCCTTGGTTAATAAAATCACGAACTTCATTGGCATCAGCACCTCCTTCGGTCATTTTTAAGGCATTAGCTTTAATTGCCTCCAGAGCTTTAACTCTATTAACGCGAGTTTCTTGGTCCATTCATCTGTATCTTTCATTATCTATAGTTTAGTCGATTAAAATATAAAAAAGAGTATTTGAAAAGAGATGCGAACTTATCAACCGTCAATGGAGGCGACGATGTTCGCTAGCCGACAACCAGCAGATGCGGCGGATGCCTTTGCACGCGGGAAGATTGGCAATATTATTGCTGCACAAGCCGTTGGGTTTGCTACAAACTCACTTTTAGATGCTTTTGAGCCCAGTCAGAAGAAAAGAGACGAAGAAAAAGACTTTGGGGATAAATTTAGGGAAGGATTACGTACTGCCACGAATATTGCACTGCCTTTATATACAAATTATGAATTATTAAGGGGAATGCCCTCCGGAAAGGCTCCTGCACCGCAGAAAGAAGCCGCTAAAGAAGCCGGGGGAGCTGTTACGACTACTGGTGGAAAAGCGGCCACTGCGACCCCACCCACCACCCCTACTGCGCCAGCGCCTTATACCGCTCGTCAAGACCTTGGTGGTATGCAGGCGCGTCGTCCGGGGGACAACGAGTTTACTTCTCGTGCCACGCAGCTAGAAATGAACTTGGGCGCGGCGAATGCAGTGGATTCAGCAGTGAATCAGCAGGTAATGCCAGGAGCGTACGGGGGTGAGACTCAGTTAGGAATCCCGGGACTAGGAGGAGGTGAGAAGAGCCTGATGCAGCGGCAGCGGGAACAGGAGGAGTTTGTAAAAGCAGCACGGTCAGAGCGTATGCCTGGCGTGATGCAGAACTTGAATGAACAAATTGACGCTGAGATGGCCCAAAGGCTATCCGGTTTACAAAAGGAAGCCGCTGCATACCCTAAAACCACTGAAGTTGACTACCGGGCGCAGGGTTTAGAAGCAGGTAGACAATACTTAGCCGACCAGGCGGCACAAGTTGCTAAGGAGCCTGTCGTTTCTGAACCGAAGGGACCTGCTTACACGGGGCTGACAACTACTTCCACTAATCCTCTCCTGAGTCGTGAGCCTGCCAGCAGCTTTGCTGAGGAGTTTGGTGATCCTGCCGGTCGTATGACCTCCGCACAATCACAAGCACGTAGAGATAAATCCTTAGGTGAGTTTTACGCTAATATTCCTGCAGATACGGAAACTGGTGAGCGTAACATTAGTTCTTTCCTACAAGGATTTAATGAAGGCCGTGGTGCAGTAGAGCCCCGGAATTCGGGTGAACTACTGTCTGACCAATTAGAGGGTCAAACTTCCTTTAATCAGCAAGAGTCACGCGGACCATTTATCCGGGAACAAGCGGTCGAGGCTATTGAAACCATCGACGAACAAGGCCCCGATAGAGCACAGGCAAAAGCCATGGGACAGAAAGAAGACTTTATGTTCGAAATGCTGGGCAGGCTGGGTGAAGCGCAAGCTGATACTCAGAGGCAGCTTCGGGAGATGAAAAACCAAACGGTTGTTCCTACTGTCGATACAAATCCTGAGTACGTGAAATCGGACTTCTTGGTTCCTGCTCCTAAGACAAGACCTACTCCTGAGCCATCGAAAACTGTTGCAGCCCCTGAAGCACCTGTAGTTAAAAAGACTACTATTATTGAAGAAGTAGAAACTCCTCAGCAATCTATGAAACCCATGGATGTGGCTGAGAAGTTACGTCGCATTCAAACGAGCGGTCGCCCCAACGCTCGCCAAGAAGCACAAGACTTCCTGTCTTCAATTAAGGAGCAAATGACAAATGGCTGAAAAAAAGAAAAAAAAGGATAAGAAGTTTATTCAGTCCGCAATTAAGCGTCCCGGTACTTTTACTGCAAAAGCAAAGAGTAAAGGAATTACTTCTGCTCAGCTCCAGGCGAATGTAGAGGCTAACCCTGATAAGTACGATGAGAAAACACGTAAGCAAGCACAGCTACGTGAAACTCTTGTAAGATTGAATAAGAGAAAAAAAGCAAATGCCAGCAAAGAAAAAGAGTGATCCTTGTTGGAAAGGGTACAAACAGGAAGGCATGAAGACTTCCAAGAAGACTGGCAAAAAAGTTCCTAATTGCGTGCCTAAGAAAAAGAAGAGTTCTTAACAATGCCTAGAGATCATCGCCTAAACCTGGGACGTTACATTAGTAATCCCTTTAATGAAGCAGGGCAACAGTTTAAAAAATTAAACTTCAACGAACTGTTCAGGTCTAAACCTTCTACAGGCGATTATCCCTGGAACCCTTCACGGTTCGATAAGGAAGACTTGACGCGTCGAATGAAGACTCGTAAGGTCACTTTGAATCCGGAATTGAATCACATTGGTAACCAACGTATTACTGATGAGATTGATGGTCCCGGTCAGCGATTTGAGGTATTCGAAGGACTGGGACGTTTTGACCGAAATGTTGACTACGATTTTGAAGAAGGCCGTGGTCGAACTAGAGTTCGTCCTCAGGAACAGCCTGACTTTGATCCTATCTGGGTTGATGCATACCGATTAAGTCCAACGATTGCTGCAGGAGAACGGGCAGACAATCCAATGCCCTCTATCGCCAACCCTGATCCCAAGGGTTACATCATGGCGGAAGGGCAGCGTATTGCTGAGCGTGAACTTGAGGGCGACAAGTCTGTCGCAGAACTCCTTGCAGGAGATGACCGCTTACCAGAAGCTAAAGAAAAGGAAAAGGAAAAGGAGGAACAGAGGACAGGTGAAGAAATTATTGAAGAAGAGACTAAGCTACCTGAAGCCGAAACCAAGGAATGACCCTGGATCAACTTGAGTTGATAATTCTCCTTCTGTCTCCTGCAATGCTGATGTCCGTCATCTTGCTGTGGACGTTTGCAGCAGGAGGCTAAGTGGTTCTTGAAGATGCGCTTGACCTTATATATAAAGGTCAAACAAACGTTGCCGTTCTATCAAAGGAGTGTGGTCTTTCTCTTGAGGAGATGAAACGCTTGTTCAGGGTTTATGTGGACCAACGTCCGATTGACCCTGACGTATGGGAGGCAGATGTAGAACCAAGCTGGCCTTACATAACTTGAGCAAGATAACCAGAAGTAGAATGAAAAAAAATATAGATAGCCGTGATAGGAGCCGCAGTTAACGTAGCCAGAGCCGCAATTCCTTTGGCGGGAAAGTTTGCACAAGTCTTTGCGAAGAATCCGGCTAAAGCAGCCGCTGGTGTCGGTCGGTTTGCACGTAGAGAACTGGGTCCTTCGGGTGCCAACATGCCTCAAGTTGCTGACGCTATCAGAAAAGGTGCAGCAGGCGCTGCAAAGGTGATGCGTACTCCTGCTGGAAAGATGGCAGGCTATGAAGCAGGTATTGCAGGCATTGGCACCTTATTAAATACAGGCAATCCTCTTGCGGCCGCAGCAGCTACTGCCGGTACCTATGGGGGAAATATTGGACTGGGCATCGGCCTGAATGCAGTTAAAACGAATACAAGCATTCCCGAAGGATTACGGAATGCAGCTGGATCAGAGATGGCCCAATACATTGGGCAAACGGTTTTAGCGGGTGGCGTCACAGCAGCGTTATCAAACAAACCTTCACAAACAATTTCTGCTTCACAGCACGCTGAAATGTTGCAAAGCGAAGCTGCGTTAGCTAATGCACAGGCTGCAATGTTACAGGCTGAACTACAAGGCGGTGCTGCACAAAGTAATGCAAACGCAGCGTTACTTCAGGCAGGCCTTGGTGCAAATCCACTTGCAGGTATGAGTGGAGTAGGAATGCCCGCGACAACTGATTATAGTTATCTACAGCCCCGCTAGGGTTAGTAGATCTAAAATGTAAAAACAATCCTCTCGTAGACGAATGATTAGTTTTCAGCAATTATTAGCTGCAACCCAAAATAATCCTATGGGTGCGGCTTTAACTGTCGGGGGTCTTGGCCTCGGTAGCTTGGCCATTGCTAATGCGTTGCAAGGAGCGGAAGAGCGTTCTCGTACCGAGGGCAAGTCAGGCATTCTTGGTAAGGATGTAGTCAACCAGCTCACTCCTCAGCAACTGCAGCAATACTTAGAGTCAGGCGGACGGGCTAGTGCAGCCAATATGGAAGCCATGATGCCCGCTTACACCAAGCTGGCTCAGATGAATGTACGTAATGCTCAGAATATGGCTCAGACCAACGCAGCTCTTGTCGGTCAGTTGAACGCTCAGAAGTACCAGAAGGAAATGGCAATGGGTGGTTTAAACGCAGCTACTAACCTGACCACAAGCATGATTCAAAACCAGAATCCTTATGGTGTCCAAGCTTTCAGCCCCAACGTAACTGCTTCTTACTGATAAAGGGAGAAGCAAACAATGTCTGAAAACTTAGTTGATACGCGAGGATTTGAACAAGTTCTGAGCGGAAGTTTTCCATCTTTTGGGGGAGAGCCTACCTTCCGTGGTCCCGAAGGAATGTTTCTTCCTTCCGGCGCTGATCCAATGAATCCCTCCGGTAGTGCGTTTAATCGCGATGCAGAATTGCGTGCCATGTATGAACGTGCTGAAACTGATGAAGAGAGGTTAAAAATTCTTGACAAGATCGGCGTACGCACTGAAACAGATGCATTAGGTGACCTGGTAAGAGAGTTTAATGATCCTAAGTTCATCAAGGACCGTCTCCAAGCCAACTTGGAATTTGAAAAGGAACGCATGGCGCAGGCAGCGCCTTACAAGCTCCTGTTCAATATGCCTAATCAAATGATCAACATCGCAGCTATGGAGTTAGCTGGTGCAGGTAAGTATTCCCAGATCTTGAATGAGGGCTTACGTTCAATGCCTGACCTCAAACCTTCTGCAATCATCCCCAATCGTAACCCGTCGAATTACTTCAAGTAAACTAAGTAATAACAAATGGCGTTCACTCAAATACCTTCATTAGGCTCCTTCTCGTCTCCTTCATCTTTTGATGCGACAGGAATAATGCAAGGGTCAACGCCACCTTCCGCAGGAGGAACAGGAGGACCCGGAATGTTAACAGCTGCTTTAGGAATTGGTAATTTGGCCTTAGGCGCCTTTGGCATGTTCCAGGGGCAACGTCAGGCTAATAGACAAATTGCCGCTGCTAATTACAATGCAGAAGCTAATCGTCAGGCCGCTCGTGACGCAGCTTTCATTCAAGCGGGGCAGAATGCTGCAAACCGCACTGCTCAGTATGGGTGGGGCGCTGACCTTGACTTTGCCCGTCAAAAAGAAGCTCGGATGCTTGAAACAGGCATCTTTGGCGAACGTGCAATGGGCTTGCAAAATAAAGAAAAACTTTTTAATCAAGCCTTGGCTAATTCTCCAGACGCAAAAGAGAGGTTGCGTTTTGAGAATGAGTTAAACTTGCAACGAGACCTAGCCCAAAGGATGGGTGCAATGCAAGGTATGTTCGGACCTATCGCGCCGATCAATGTAAGTTCAATGTTCTCTTGAGGTAATTATCATGGGTGGTGGAGGCGGATACAAAGCCCCTAAACCAAGGGGTCTGAGTGATGAAGAGAAGGAGCTTATTAAGCTTCAGACCGAGCGTGAAAGAAAAGAAATCGAGGATGCAGACAGAGCGAAAGCACAAGCTGAACAGGCAGCAAAGAATAAGAAAAAGGCATATAAAGGTGGCTTAAGTAGTTATTACGATAATTTGCAAAGTCAAATTGAAAGAGGCACTCTTGATTACGCCGGAGCCTCTCAGCAGCTGACTGATTACCTTGCTAAAGGGGGCATTGAGCGTCCTAAATCAAACCTCTTCAACAAGCTGCAGACTTCGTATAACACACTGAGTGACACAAGGGCCAACACAAGTGTCAACAGGGCGTACCAGACGCTTCTAGGCCGTGCTCCTACGGCTGAAGAACTTTCCTTACATGTTAGTAATCTTACGGGCGGCTTAGAAAACTATAGTTACGATGATTTAAAAGATGACATTGTCAAAAGCAAGGAGTATCAGGATGAATACAACAGGAGTTACTTAGAAAATTATTACGACAGTTATTACGGCGAGCAAACTAGGGATGCAGAAGGTAACCGAACAGGAGAGAGAACCTTCAACTTTTCTGACGCTTACATGCCTTCCTTTGATGAAGGTTTAGAAGGAACTACCGGAATCACCACACCTACGTTTGGTACTTTTACCGGCCAGATTAGTGAAATAGAAGAGTATCAGCAGAGCATTAGGCAGGCACGTTCGTTCATGTACAACGCCGGTTTGACAAACCTACAAGGTGACATTGACAAGGAGCTGACTAAGATGAAGACCCAGTCTGCTGAAAGGCAAGCTAAAATTACAGGAAACCTTGGAATGATGAGCAACCTTGTTGCAGGCTTCTTTAACAGCTAAGATAATAATTGCTATAATTATTTCAAGTCACTACTAACAGAATGACTACCAACAACGTAGAAAACTATTTCAATATCGACAACTTTAACCAGCTTCTGCAGCGTCTTGAGGCCTCCAAAGGTCGTCAGGTGCGTCAAAAGGCTGTTGAAGGTCGTCGTGACATCTTCGCCCAAGGCCTCGCTGGCATGATGGGCAACTTCTGATTCAGTTGCATTCTTGAACAATGTCTTCCTCCGTTCCTGAAGGCCAGCTTGATATTGACGACTGGTTTGATTTAGACAAATATAAGGAAGCCGCAGGCGTGGCTTACGAGTTCTCTAAAAAGAAAATGGAGGATGCTGGTGGACAAGAGCGTCGAACAATCGAAAAAGGTGCGTCAGAGCAGCGTAAAACCGAAGCTACGCAAGAAGCCAGAGACAATCGACAAGCTCGAAGGGCCTACCGGTTCTAACGTCTTTGCCTTCTTTGTTGACAACCTTGATTCGTCAACGCAAGAAACATTTCTATCTTTTGCTGGCGACAGCTACTCCGTCATTGAGATCTACATCTATTCCCGTTTTTTAGGGTATAGAGGATCGATAACGGATTGTTTCTTGTGGGTTGAAGAAAAGTTTGACAAGCCTGATCATGTAAAAACTCTTCTTTATCAAATCGATGAGATGAGTGAAGACATACGTAAGCTAAGAGCTGACGTTGAAACAGGACTTGTTAAGCGAGATGTTGGCGTAGCACGTAATGCTCAAATGCAACGTGAACTTCGTGGCACCATTGCACAAGTTGAACTGTTCACTAACAACCGAGATCGAAAAGGTCTTTTGATGTCTGGGGCAGATCGCGCATTGCGTGAACTCGCTCAGATATTTAAAGACGATCCTATTTCTATTCCTTTAGAAGAAGCATCCATGGCTGTATGGGCCAGGATGCAATTAGAGGAATAGTCCAGCTAAGATAGTTCTATTGCATTTATAAACTTATGGGAGCCGGAGGAGGACGCGAAGGCGCAAGCCAAGTCACCCCTAATGTGTATAACCGCTTTCAGAATGCTGTCATGGCACAGCAAGAAGCGGCCGGAGCACGTACAGAGGGCATGATGGGGCGTGATTCATATATGAACGCAGCGCCCTTAGATCAAGCTGTTGCAACTGCTGGTCAACAACGTGCGGGCATGAGGGGTCCTGATGTACAAGATCCTTCTATCCCTGGGCGTATGGAGAACGCTTTTGTTGAAAACACTGCTTCTAACAACGCAGGTATGTTAGGAGATGTTGAGCTAATCGAGCGTTTACGCGCAGAAGAAAACGAACGCAAAGCTATGCGAGGTGGCGGCATGGAAATGGGACCTGGCCGCAGCCGTCGTAATGTTATGCAAGATGACAAACGTGATAGACAACGTGGTGGTTCCAGACGACCAAGGCGCGGCCGTGGTCGCAGAGGTTAATTATGTACAATCCTAATAAAATGCATTATGGGGGACAAAGTGGTAGTCCTTTTATCCACCCCCTTAATCCTGGTTCTGCCTACGATGCAGGTGAACGTTTAAATCGTCAGACTCAAAACCTTCAAGGACAGGCAATGCCTGTTTTAGCAGGACGTTACGCAGCTTTTATTAATAATGTCTAAAAAGAAAATGCCACCTGAACTTCTTGAGCATTTCAAGAAGAAGAACAAAGCTAAAGAAGACGGTGAAGATCCTAAAGCTAACAAGGCTGAAAAATCAGCAGAAAAAGGATTAAAGGCTGCCCGTGCGGCTAAGAATTTCAAAGACAAGAAAAAGAAAGATTCTTAATTCTTTGATAGTCTTAAGAATATTACTTTCTTCAGATGCCTTCACATAGTTACCTTGCTTATCGTCGTAATGCGCGAGCTGCTGCTGCGCGTCAAGTTGTAAAAGAAAGCAAGGAACTAGAGAAGTATAAAAAGGCTCAGGAGGATTTTGGATTTTTTTGTGAGTATGTTGCAGATAAACCTCCGGCAGCTCATCATAAAGAATGGAATAGACATTTTATTACTAACGAAAATAGCTCTTGCTTACTGAAGATTGCGGGACCCAATGTGGATCTGTTAGGACCACGGGGTTCGGCTAAAAGTACGATCTTAGGTTTGCTGACGGCTTGGGCGATTGGAGTACACACTACAGCTGGAAAGCCCCTTCAGATCCTGTACCTTTCTTATACTGTTGACATTGCACGATCAAAATCTGCAACGATTAAAAGAATTATTGAGAGTAAGAGATATCAGCAAGTTTTTCCTAAAGTAAAACTATTAAAGAATGTTACTTCGAACGAGTATTGGTCGATTGATCATAAATTCGCAGGGATCGACACCACAGGTGAAGAACAATTTACGTTATGTGCAGCAGGTCTTAAAGGCTCTGTGACATCAAAGCGTTCTCATCTGGTCATGATTGATGACGCAATTAAATCTGCTGCTGATATTGGTAACCCCGATATACGTAAGCAAATGGAGGATAACTGGAACGCGGTCATTGCTCCCACTATGTTTGAGGGCGGGCGTGCCATTTGTCTTGGCACTCGTTTCCGTCATGATGATATTCATGCCACCACGTTTAACGAAAACAATGGCTGGAATCAAATTGTGTTATCAGCGATTCAGACTGATCCTGAAACCGGTGATATGGTTTCATATTGGCCAGAATTTTGGTCATTAGATTTTTTATTGGAAAAGAAGAGACAATCACCTGTCTCTTTTTCTTTCCAGTACATGAACCAGGTTATTAGACAACATGAACTATCGTTGGCACCGGAACTCGTCGTCAAAGCGGAAATCGCGACAGAGTTTGATACCCTCGGCGTGGGAATTGACCTCTCTGCTGGAATCAAGGAAAAAAACGACTACACAGTTATGGTTTTGGGCGGACGTATTGATGATCGGATTCATATCATCGATTATCGCCGCATCCGTGTCATGGGGAATCTTGAAAAGTTAGATGCTTTAAAAGAATTGCTGGCCGATTGGAATATCCTTCAACAAGACGAAAACGGTTTGTATTATCCAACAATGTCTACGTGCGATATATGGAGTGAAGCTGTACAGTACCAGGCTTCACTTGAAGCTGACTTTAAGCGTGTATGTTTGAATAATGAAGGCCTTTGGAATATGGTTTGGCATCCTGTTAAAGGATTCCGGTCAGACAAACTGGCACGCTTTCGCGGAACTATTGGTCTTTTTGAAGAACGTAAGATTATATTCAATCGCTATAGAAATTTCACAGCAATGTTTGAGGAGTTGACTAATTTTGGCGTATCAAGTCATGACGACTGTGTAGATGCTTTAGTCTGGTTGATAAATGGTCTTGCACGTAAGGGAGTTTTGCATGTGGACTATTAAAATAGTAAGAAAGGCTTTCTTGAAATGGAACAAATTATTGCGGCGTCGGCTGCCTTAGTGTCCGGTGGTGGTTGGTTTATTAGTAAAGTATTCGGACGAATGCGTGCTTTAGAGGATAGAATCGATCGCCTACCGCTTGAATATGTTCTGAAGCAGGACTATATACGTGAAATGGAAAGAATGAATGAAGAGTTTTCAGAAATTAACGCTAAGCTGGACAAGCTTGTAGAAAGACTTTTGAGCAAATGAGCGATGTCTTAGAGATTGTCGAGCTTGATAATGGCGACTATCAGATCACTTTTCCTGAAGAACTCTGTGAGGAACTTGGTTGGAGAGAAGGTGATTTGCTTGATTGGCGCTTGAAAGGAACATCTATTGTTCTGTCAAAAGTAAATGATCCTGAAGGTTTTGAACCACTCGACTAGGCCCACGATTGTCTGCGGATGTCAACGGAGTGGTACTTTACTAGCCTCTCAGGTGCTCGCAGACTTCTATGAAGGTCATTATGTAGACGAGTTTGAGTTTATTCCTATTGAGGAGGGTATTAAAGCAGTAAATAAATTAGTCAAAAAAGGGTTTAACAACTTAATTGTCCATTGCCCAGTAGCTTTGCGTTGCTGGGAAGAGATTTATCACAAGATTCCTAACGTGCGTTTTGTTGGGGTGAGGCGTAACAAAGAAGATGTTTTAAAAAGCATGAGGAGAATCAAATGGTTATTAAATGACAACAAGGATAATTATGATGAGTTTTTAAACAGTCATTATGAGGAGATGATCTCCTATTGGGAAGACTTAAAAGAGATTGTTCCGTCTGAGGATTGGCGTGAAATACAGTATGAGGATTTACAAGACCATCCTTTTTTTATTGATAAAAAAGAAAGAAAAAATTTTCATGTAAAGCAATGGCAGGTAGGTGATCCCAGAAGTCCTAGATATTGGGATGATGATAGAAAATTAACGGAGATAGAACTTAAAAAGCGTGGGTCATATAAAATTAATGAATAAGGACAAGTCAGATGCCTCAAGACGATTCCAAATATACAAAGCCTGAGCTGCGTGAAAGAATAAAAAAACGCATTACGGCTGGTAGCAAAGGAGGCAAGCCAGGGCAGTGGAGTGCGAGAAAAGCACAACTCACTGCCTCTGAATATAAAAAAGCAGGGGGTGGATATAAAGGAGGAGAAGGTAAAGCGCAGAAGTCTCTTAAAAAATGGGGTTCTGAGGATTGGCAGACTAAGGAGGAGTACGATAAGAACAAGGCGAAAAAAGCAGCTAAAGCTGCAAAACGAGCTAAAAAGTCATGATGTATGCAGGAAGTTACGCTGGTATTCCTCTTGGAGGCGGTTTAAATTTCGAAGATTTATTATCTCGTTTACCAGCAGGTGAGCAAGGGCCAGCGCAAGGTCCTAGTACACCCGTCAATTTTTATCCGGGAATGGGATACGGACCTGTAGGACCTGAGGGTGGCGGTTTAGTCCCTGGCCCCATTCCTATTCCTGTGCAGATGGCGGGTGTGTTACCAGATCCTATTGATGCTGCAAAACATAAACAACAAACACGTAAACAAAAAATTTACAACAAAGGAATGGGAACTGATAATCCAAATGAAGCCGATGCTTTCTTGCGTCGTACAGGACCCCAATTACCCCCCGTTTAATCATGAAAAAAGAAGTAAAGGATTTAAAAAAAATCCAAAAGCAATTGCGTGGTAGCGCAAAAATGCACGCCGCTCAAGCAGAAAAAATTGAAAACGTAATTAAAATAGCAGGTAAATATATGGATAAAAAATGATTTATTCTGTTTTACTTGCGTGGACGATGAGCTGCTCTCAATACCACGGAGCTATTCAGCGTCTTTATGCTGATCCTTTCTTTCAACAACCTGAAAACCATGAACAACGTAGAGATATTCATGAGTTGTTCAAAACAAAAACATGGCCTGAATGTTTAGAGACAGAGACTTGACATGGCAGATAAAGCAATAGAAAAAGGAAGAACCGAACGGTATCTACCAAAGTCAGCTTGGGACAAGTTGTCTGAAAAAGAACGTGTCGCTACCGATGAGAAGAAAAAAGCAGCTAGCCGTAAAGGAAAACAATTCGTTTCTAATACAGAAGCAGCGAAAAAAGCAGGTAGGGCAGCAAGAGCGGCTAAGAAATACAAACAAAAATAGTGATAAAATGAAATGATCTAAGCGCGGCTGAGATGGCTGTAGATTCCAAGTCCCGTTTAAAAGAAATCATTGACGGGTATCTAGACAAAGATGGTGGGGCTGGAATCGATACCGGAATTGTCGCTGGACATCTGGCTCAGATGCGTCTTTTTGGCATTCGCCAAGGCGTAGAGTTTTTTCCTGCACAGGATAACTTCGGTAATCAGCGCAAAGACTTCTTAGATCGGGTTGCTAAATACAACCAGCTTGACACGCGTTTAGATTCTATTTGGGACTATTATCTTTGCGATGGACAAGGTCTCTTTTACATCCGCCCGACAAACAACAACTATCGTCTTTATTATTTTCGCAAGCACGAATATCGTACCTATTACAACGTGGATGGCGAGCTTGATGAAGTTGTGATTATCTACAGCTACAAAGTCCGTAAGGGGAAGGGCTTTGGTCAGCAGGAGGCAATTGACACTGCATCAATCAGCGGTCCCACAACGATGGGTGCGGGTGGAACAAAGAAGTACATCAAGCTTTCAATTAAAAGGCGTACTATTACTGAAACTCATTCAGATGGAGTAATTTCATTTGACACACCCGACAGCCAGATGGCTCCGGGTAAAACAACTAAGCTAAAAAATACTTTAAACTTCATTCCTTGTGTAGAAATTTTCAATAACCCAAAAGGATTTGCCACCGAAGGTGTTGGTGAATTCGATGCGTTAGCAGATCAAATTGTTACGCACGACGAGTTGACCCGCAATATGCGGAAAAACATTCAATTCTTTGGCAACCCCACATTACTGTCTTCTCGTCCCAAGACTGACCTAATGGAATCTGGCGGCGACTCCGTAGTCCAACGTCCTTCCATTGCTGCTAACTCAGGTTTTGCCGGAATGGGAAGCCTGAGTCGCTCAGCTTTCAAACAAGACCCAGTATCTCGGGGAATGGATGGACAGCTTCGTGTACCCCGTGTTATTGCGAACTTAGAGCCGAATGATCGTGTTGGTTATATTGTGCCAGATGCTGTCACTGGCGACCAGATCTCTTTTAGCCGAAGCCTTCGTGAAGAGATCCGTACTGCGTTAGGTGGGCAAGATGAAATCAGCATATCTGCAAGTGTTACTGCAACTGAATTAAAATCTATCTACGGTCGAGTTGCAGCGACTGCGAAGAAGAAGTCGAATTCAATTTATACACATGGCATTGCCCGTTGTATGGAGTTAATTGTTTTTCAGGAAGAGCGCCTGTTCCGGGACAGCCTGGCTCGGGCAGCTCAGATTGAAAAACCCGTCGATTTACCGGAAGAAGCTTCAGCTGAGCAAATTGCCTTATATGATCAGGCGATGGCTGCTTACGACGATCAAGTTAAGCAGTTAATGATGATGTGCCTGGAAACAGAAATGCTTCCGCCAAATGTCATTGGACTTATCCCTGATGGGGATGTCACGGTCCAATGGCGCTGGTTAGGTCCAGTGTACGAAGACACTTCTCAAGATCTGATTAACAACTCTATTGTTGTCAGAAATTTACAAGAGTTGGGTGTTGATAGTATAGAAGCACTGAAGTTTCTTTTCCCTCAAAAGACGGATGAGGAACGAGCCTCGATGCTCTCGGGGTTCCCATTCAGGATGGTGGGCGAATTACAGAGTGCTTACTCACAATTCGCTCGCCTGGTGGGAGGGATGATGCAGACCCCCCATCCGCAGTCACCGGATTTACCTATGGCTGCAGATCCACGTTTGGATTTAACCCCTTATCTGTATCGAACTCTTGAAGCGTTACAACAGGAGATGAGTTATGCAGGACGCTACCGTCCAATCGACCCAACCGACGAGCCCAGCACCAGTGGCCGTCGCCCCCAGCAGCTACGTGGCGGCAGCACCGGCAGCTCCG